GGGGAGACAAGACATACGAGATCGGCCGGACGTATCCGACCGGCCGCGGAACCATGATGCTGTATCTCACGGAGGTGTGGAGATGACGACAAACGAGCTGCTGAAGGAAACGCTCGAGCCGCTGCTGCCGGGGAGAGTGGCGCCGATCGAGTACACCGGAAAGAGCGAAGAGTATATCGTCTGGAATCACTCCATGATCCCGGAGGTCTTCGCGGAAGGAGTCGCACACGCTGCAAGGTATCTCGTGCAAGTGCACTACTTCCTCCCGAACGGGAAGAACCCGGATCCGATGAAGGTGCAGATCTGCCAGGCTCTCCAGGCGGCAGACTTTACCACGCCGTCGATCCAGGACGCAAACGAGGCAGCCGGACAGCACTACGTCTTCGAGTGCGAGTGCTGCAATGGAGGCCCAACCTATGGCCAGGCTTGAATTCACAGGTACCGATGAACTTCAGAACGCGCTGACACGAATCCGTGAAATCCCGTGGCCTGTTACTGAACAAGCTCTGGACGGGATGGCTAAGGTAGCGGCGGAGGAGATCAGAAAAACAGGTGAAGCCATGGGCGTCAGAGATGAGGAAAGCAACGTCCATATCCTGGATCACATAACAACAAAAAAAGCAAAGCAGAATGACGACGGAGGACGAGAGCAGATTACATTCGACGGCACTCGCAGAAGAGGGAAAAAATCGACACGCAATGCAGAAATTGCCTTTGTCAACGAGTACGGAAAGAAAGGGCAGAGTGCAAGACCGTTTATCAGAACTACGCTTGAGCAAAAAGAAACAACAATTCAGGAGCCAGGCGTAAAGATAATCGGGGACTGGATCGAAAAGAATTTCAAATAAAACGGAGGAATATAAAATGGCAAAGTATGACCTGCGCTATATCCAGTGCGCAAAATACGTCAACACGGACGGCGTCATCTCCTTCACGGACAAGCAGAAGGTCGGCGACGCCATGACGGCAAACATCGAGCTTCGGTTTGCTGAGGGCCGTCTGTATGCCGAGAGCACGCTTGCCGAGTACATCCGCAAATGCACCGGCGGCACCATCTCCCTCGGCGTGAAATACATCAAGAACGCCGCTCAGAAGCTCATGTTCGGCATGACGGAGAAAACCCGCTCCATCACGCCGCAGGGAGGCAGCGCAACACAGGTGAAATCCCTCGTGACCAAGCGCAGCACGGTGGGCGCCTATATCGGCATCTCCTTCTACACCCCGGCACTGTACGAGGGTGTGGAGAAGTACGACTGCATCTTTGTGGGCAAATGCATGTTCGGCGAACCGAGCGAAAGCGCCCAGACAGCCGGTGAAAACATCAAGTTCGGCACTCCCGTCACAAACGGCGAGTTTCTGGCGGATGACAGCACCGACGGCCAGATCAAGGAAGTCGTGACGGTGGATTCCGAAGCGCTTGCCATCGCCTGGTGCGACGCCGTTCTCAGCGCATCCTGAGCGAAGATCAATGAAAGAGACAGAACACGATGACCAGTATCAAGCTTGAGGAGAAATCCATCGAACTGAACGGACGGACCTATGTCCTCCGGATGAACATGTCCGTGCTGGACCGGATCCTGCAGGTCTGCGACGGTGAGGTGAAAAACCTGCTGGAGAAGTCCGTCTATGACTCTTCGGCCATCACCGTGGCGGCGATGCTCAACGACTACGCCGAGGATCAGGGCTGGGATCAGGACTGGACGGACCGGAAGGTCAAGAAGATCTTCAACCCGGCCATAATGAAAATGCTGGACGTGACCGGCATGTTCTATCGGGCCATGACGCCGGAGAAGAAAGCGAACGCAGCTCCGGCCGTAGGTCCGAAAACCGAAGACAAGAAACCGGACGAAGACTCGGGAAACTGACGGACCGGGCGGATCAATCCACGTCAATTGATTTCGCCCGGTATCTCAGCATCTGGCTCTTTTCTCTGCGGATGGATGAACGGCTCTTCTGGAAAACCATGAACCCGGCAAGACTGCACGCCTTGTACGACACATGGTTCCCACTGAGACCGAAGGCAACGGAGCACGGCTCTGTCGGCCCTGTCAGCGCAGGAGGAAAGACAACCAGATTTGTGGACCTTGACGTTCCGGCAGGGAACGAGAAAAGTCTTGCACAATACTTCATAGGAAGGTGATGCGCCATGGCGGGAAGCTCCAGAAAAGTGAATGTCGAGGTTGCCATCTCGGGCGAAACCAAGTACAAACAGGCAATCTCTGAACTGAATGCGGCCAACAAGACCATGGGCGCGGAGCTCAAGCGACTCTCCGCAGAGTACCAGGGAAACACGGACAGCCTGGACTTCCTCACCAAGAAGGGCGAGGGTCTGCAGACCATGCTGGACCAGCAGAAGGAAAAGGTCGCACAGCTGCAGGAGGCGGTCAAGTGGGCGGCACAGCAGTACGGTGAGGCAAGCACAAAGACCCAGAGCTATGCCGCTCAGCTGGCCAACGCCGAAACCTCGGTCATCAACCTGGAACGGGCGATCGAGGACAACAACAAGGCCATGGAGCAGCAGAAGTTCAGCACGGAGACTTTTGACCAGCAGATTGCCGTGCTGAACTCAGAGCTGCAGGAGCTGGATTCGGAACTTGCAGCCGGAGCGGACGCCACGGAAAACTTCCGGGCCAAGCAGGAGACGCTGACGGCCATTCTGGAACAGCAGGAGGAGAAGTACGAGACTCTGTGCGCGGCTCTTGATGCCGCCATGAACTCCGAAACGGCCACCGAAGAAGAAATCAACGCCCTGAAGATTCAGGTCAATCAGGCTGCGACGGCCTACAACAACACGTCCGCTGCAATTCAGAAGAATTCCGAGGCTCTGCAGCAGCATCTGGCCAAACTGGGCATGGAGGAACAGGGCCTTACCGGGATCGGGGACGCACTGAGTGGTATTTCAAATAAATTCGGCATTCAGCTTCCGGATGCCGCAAAGTCCGCCCTGAACGGGATGGGATCATTCTCCACCGGCACGGTCGCTGCCATGGGCGCAGCAGCCGCAGGCGTGACGGCCCTGTATGAGGGAATCAAGGCACTCCACAACATGACGGTGGAATACGCCGCCTATGCGGATGATATCATCACGAAAAGCGCATCAACAGGTCTCTCCACAGAGTTTCTGCAGGCGTATGAGTACGCGCAGAACCTTGTGGACGTGGATCTGGACACCTTCACCGGGGCCATGCAGCGACTCACAGACAAGATGGCGGACGCCAGGGACGGAAACGAGGCGCTGGCGGCAACTTTCGAGCAGCTGGGCGTATCGATCATAGACACAAGCGACGGAAGCCTGCTCCCGGCAGAACAGGTCCTCATGCAGCTGATTGATGCGCTGCATAACATGGAAAACGAGACCGAGCGGAACGCTGTGGCCAGCGATCTGCTCGGCAAATCATATCAAAGTCTGAACCCTCTGATTGTCTCCGGGACAGGAGATCTGCAGGAGTACATGGAGGCGGCAAAGGACAATTATGTCCTGACAGAAGATCAGATTGCAGCCCTCGGCGCTCTGGACGATCAGGTTCAGATGAACAACAACGAGTGGGAGGCGCTGAAAAGGCAGATTGCGGCCGAGTTTGCTCCGGCTTCAAAGGAAGCTCTGGAAAACTTCGCAAAGCTGGTCACCGCAGCCGGAAACGCCCTGATCGACTCCGGCATTATTACCGGTGTAGGGGAGCTCTTCACATTTTTGTCGAACATGCTGCAGCCGCTCACGGATCTGCTGGACACGGCCGACAGTGCGCCAGGAAGGCTCAGCCCTGTCTATGAGGTTCTTCATGGCATTGCCGGCGTGATCGCATGGATCAATGATGCAGCCAACGTAGCAATCGGCCTGATCCAGACACTGACGGTGGTCGGTGCTCCTTCCGGTCTGAAGCGGATCGGAACAGCGCTCGGTTACGGTGCCAGCTCGGGGAACTACTCCAACATGCAGAAGTGGCAGCAGAGCGGAGACCGGTTCTACGCAGCAGCAAACGGGAACTATTACAACTCGCAGACCGGCAGATGGGAAGGCAACTACGGCCGGAACGCCGGCGGCACGGACAACTGGCGGGGAGGTCTCACCTGGGTCGGAGAGGCCGGACCGGAACTGGTCGATCTGCCAAGAGGATCTAAGATTCTCAACGCACAGGATTCCAGAAAAATGGGCACTGTTTACATCGGCTCCATTGTGATCGATGCAAAGAACGTGAAAGAGTTCAATGATATTGTCCGGATGGCGCAGACTGCGGCAGTGGATTCTATGATGGGGTGATGAAATGGCACAACAGAGCATAAAACTATACGCCACGAAATGGGCTCTTGTGGACAGCGCCACGCCATCCACCGTGGTGGATATATCGTCGGTCAATTACGCCCGTGCGACAGTGGCGTCGCGGTGGCTGTTTGTCGGGTTTGATCAGTTCCCTGCTGCACTCGGCAATAAGAGGATCTACTACAGCCGCGGATACTTCTGTGCGGATTCCTACAACAACCTGCAGGTTCCGACCGCAGACTTTGACCCGGCGACGCTTACATGGGCCAACAAGCCGAACAACAAACTGCTCCTGTTTCGTGCAGGAGGCTCAGGCTCGAGTATCATCGACAGGACCTACGACACCATTGTTACCTCAGTCGCCGCAATTTCCAAATCAACGGCAGGGTTCTGCTCAATCGGTGCCGGTTTTTTCGTTTCTAATGATTCAAACAGAAGCTCGAGTATCAAACTGCGCACGATGGCTGACGGGGTGAGCGTGCCCTACGTCGAGGTCTGGTACGACGATGAAATTATCGTCAACAGTCAGATCGAGGCTCTTTTCGGCGCCAATGCATCCCCGGCAGACGGATCCGTGCAGAACCCGGCAGACGGCATTAATTTTTACTGGCGCTATAACCCTGTCGGCGATTATTCCCGTGTGGCTGACTTCGTCCAGGATAACGCGGTACTCTTCTGGCGGAAAACCGGGGAGAGCACATGGAACCAGTTCGCCGTCAGCGATGACACGCTGATGGCAGCAGTGCCCGCGTACACATTCCCCGGCGGCGCGACGATTGAATGGAAAGTCCGCGGGACGGACACGGATGGAACAACGACAGAAACGCCGGTCTACACCTTCACGACCCCAGCCTCACAGATCAAGGCGACCGGCTACCCGTCCGGGAAAAGCGTCGATCCACGGAACGCGCTGATCTTCGAGTGGGTCTATCAGAGCAGCGTGGGAGACTACGCACAGGACAGCACGACGATCCACTACCACCTGGTCGGATCCGAGTGGCAAACGTTCACGGTCACGGGATCCGTGCAGCGCGTTTCCGTCCCTGCAAACACATTCCCGACGGGCGGAACGGTCGAGTGGTATCTGGAAGGCACGGACGCCTGCGGAACGACCAGCTCCACCACCGTTACAAGTTTTAAGACGGTATCAACCCAGGTTACGCAGCAGGGCGGACCGACAGACGGTTACTGTGACCCGAGAAATGCGATCACCTTCGCCTGGTACCTGGCCAGCGATGTCGGAGACTATACCCAGGCATCGGCCAGCTTTTTCTGGCGCATCGCGGGCGCTTCGTCCTGGAACGAGATCACGGTCTCAGGAAACACGAAGAGCGTAACATTCCCGGCGAATACATTCCCCGTGGCTTCTACCATTGAGTGGTACATCACCGCAACCGACACAGGCGGGACGACGACCTCAACCGAGCAGTTCAGCTTTTCGACCGCAGCCAGCATGATGGTCGCAACCTGCATCTCCCCGACCGGAACCGCGGAAGACGGCACGAAGCCGATCACGTTCCTCTGGATGATACAGAACTCAGACGGCGCAGCTCCGAACAGGACCGTGCTGCAATGGAAAACGACCTATGAGAGCGCGCTGGAATGGCACACTATCCTCGACACGACGGAAAACGTCAACGAATACACGGTCCCGGCCGAGACGTTCCAGACAGGTCCGGTACAGTGGAGAGTCTACGCATACAACATTGACGACGTGCAGGGTGAGTCAAGCGAGTCATCGTTTATCTGTGTGATCGCCCCGCCGGCGCCTGCCGGGCTTGCCGCAACGCTCGTACCACTGACGACAATCTCCTGGCAGTCCACAGGCCAGGAGGGCTATGAACTCATCATAGACGGCGAAACTGTGGCGAAGGAATACGGCCCAGCTGTCTACAGCTACAAGGTGAAAGAGCCGCTGCAGGACGGAGAGCATGTCATTTCGGTGAGAATTCAGGGCCTGTACGGCATGTGGTCGAATCCGTCCACGACATCCATTTTTGTCACGAACGCCCCGGAAGGGTCGATTGATCTGAGCGGCGTGTTTGACGTGGACGCAGACCTCGGTTTTGTGGAAACACCGACGGTGGCAGAACTCACTGCTCACTGGTACCGTGACGGCATCCGGATCGCAGATACGGAAGATGTACGGGAGTACACCGACCGGCGCGTTCTCGGCGAACACAGCTATTACGTCGAAATCTGGCACGACAGCGGATACTACACCAGATCCAACACCGTTACCGGCGTGATGGAAAGCACATCCCCCAGAATCGCGGCTTTGGACGGCGGCGAGTGGCTGGAACTTCAGCTGAGTGAAAACAGCGACCGGGAACAGGGCTTTGACTGGAGCATTGAGGCCGCACACTTCAAAACCACGGCGTCAAGGTGGCCGGTTCTGGAACAGTCTCCGTATGAGACTCTTTCCGGGAGCTATGAATGCGCGTTCTCCGACCGGGAAGATCTTCGCAGGTTTGAGAGCCTGCGCGGCAAGGTGGTCATTGTGAAGACGCAGCGTGGAAACGTTGTGATCGGCGGTCTCATTCAGATTTCAAAGAGAGAGAAACCGTTCTTCACCACGGTTTCATTCTCGGTGCAGCAGATTCATGTGGAGGAGGTCTGAGATGGTAAGATCGATTGACTTCCGCTACATGATACAGAAAAACGGTGCGGACTACTGTGAGCTATACAGCCTTTCCAGCGGCAACCCGACCATCAAGATGAATGAGAGCAGCAATGTCAAAATCTCCCTGAGCGGAGATTTCCTCATTCCGGCAAAAGAGGTGAACTGGCTCACGGACGAGATTCAGGCCAAGATCATCATAGACGGGGTGCCGACATCGTGCGGCGTCTTTCTGCCGTCTGTCGTGACCGAAAATGAGGATGGAATCAACCGATACCTTCACATCGACGCACTGGACCGCTGCTGGCTTGCCCAGGACTGCAGAACAGAGCACAGAGTGTTCATTCCGGC